TCTCGCGGTGCAGACCCTTGGTGCGGCCATAGAAGGTGCGCACTGGCTCAATCATGACCCCATTCCCTGCACAGTTGTCTTTTTCGTTGTTTGAGATTCTTCTTGGTGCAAACCTTGGCGTGCTGGCTCTCAATCATCTTCTCGCGCAGTGATGCTGGCGTTGGTGGCGAAGGGAATAACCCATTCCAGCCAATCAGGCCACACACCAAGGCGATAAACAGCCTGTCAGTCATTCACTCTTCCCCTTAATCACTTTTTGCACCACTTCTTTGGTGGTGAAACGGTGCTCATTGGCGCACATGTATCGCCTGTACACCTCATTGTTTGGCCGCGCCCTTGTCTCAAGCACGCTGACCCATTTGGCGCAAACTGGACACTTCACTTGATCTCCCAAGAGTCCAGCAGCACCACGATGAAGGCATAGACAACAATGAACAGGATGGCGATGCCGACCGCGCCAAGGATGACGAAGCTCAAGACTGTTTCCATAGTTTCAGCACCTTAGAGTCAATGGGTTTGGGTTCCTCTGTCAGATGGGCGTTGCCAAATGTTGGCTTCCATCCGCGCTTGCGCCATGTGGCTTGCACGTCAGCGCCTCGCGTTGGGACGAATTCTGGTGAGGTGATCAATATGCTCGGCATCACGATCTTTGTGCCTGCTGGTGGGGTCCATTTACTCATTTCTGTGCCGCCATCAGTTCAAGTTCAACCTCTTTGACGCGCTCTCTGAGGATGCTCACCTCGTGCTCAAGGGTGGAGATCTTCTTCTCTAAGCGCTCGCGTGTCATGTTTTCAGCGTGCACCCAACCGATCAGCGTGCCCTCGGTCACCGCCATGCGCGCCAGCTTGGCGTACTCATCGCGCAACATGAAGCCGCCACCCACTTCCATGGGCGGGGTGAACTTGTTGACTGCGCGGTCAATCTCGATCTGCATTTTTTCAGACATGTGTTTCTCCTTGTGTTGTAAGTTGATTATTCCAAGCCGCGACCAGTAATGTCGCGTTGTATGGAACAGGGGTCACGGCAGACACAAACAGGCCCTTGCCGCGCTGCTTGCGTCCCCATGCGTCTTGGGCATTGGTGTTGATCAATTCCTTGCGCTTGACGGCGTTGTAGATCTTGGTGCGCGGGAAGCCGCCATCAATCAGCTCTTCCATCGTGCGCGGCTCTTGGCAGAAGTCTTGCAGTTCGGTCATGAAGACCACCATGCCACAAGCAGGACAGCAAAGCCAATACCGATGGCGATGGCCGCCAGCGTGTCAAGAAACTTCTCACTCATCATCATTCTCCTCTTCGCACAGCTCGCAGCCAGGGTGATCTGGATCGCGGCAGTCATGGTGGCTGGCAAGGTTGGCCTGATACCGGCGGCGGTGAAAGTCTTCGGCTCTCATGTAGTCAAGGTCTGATTCGTCGAGTTGCATGGTGTTCTCCTTTGATTAAGCTGTAGTGGTTTCAACGACAACCACCAAGCCGTAGGCCGTGCCGCTGGTGGCGGTGAAGGTTGTCCATGTCTCCATGAAGGTGCGTTCGCCTTCGTTCCATGAACGCAATGGAGAATGGTCTGGTGCAGTGCCGATGATCTTGGAATTGGTGACTGGTGTGATTTCCATGTTGCTCTCCTGTTTGCGTTGTTGATGGGTGAATCATAAACGATTTGCACAACTCGTCAACAACTATCATTTAATCCACACAAACTTGTCGGGTATTCATCCCCTACAATTGGCTTGCTGGTTTTCTCCGCCAGCAGTTGCCTTTGGGGGTTGGCGTGAGTCAGCCCCCTTTTTTCACTGTACACTTGACCATCTTCACAAAACATGGTTAACATTCTACTCATGAAAGTTTCACAACAAGCAATCCACGACATCAAGTACAAGGCCGAGTCGGCTGGGTACAAGATGTCGGACGTCTGCCGAGTCGCAGAGATCGACCAGGCTCAAGTCTCGCGCTGGCTCAACGGCATCACAGAGCCACTCTACGGCAGCGTCATCAAGCTGGACCAAGCCGCAGATGCACTCATCTCAGCGCGTCTGAAGGTCATCAATCAAGCCATGACAGGCACTGCCATACTGTTGCCCAATGCCTTGTAGCGTGGACCGTCAGGCGTTGGCTTGTTCTTTGATTTAATGTCTGTGTAGTTGTCGCCAAAGCCTTGGAGTCTCTCGCATTCCACTGGTGTTAGGCGGCGTACTGCCATGTTGACCGGCAACACATGCCCCGCATCCACGGCTTGATTACAGGCGAAGTTCCCCGCATCGTGGCCGTTGGGGCCAGTGTTGCAGGCTAATGCGCCGACCACTTTTGGATGCGCCACAAACAAACTTCCATTTGTTGCGCTGGCGTTGCCGTTCCAATTAGTCCCATAAGCTGCGGTCAAACAATCCGCTGTTTGTTGAAATGGCTGCATCAACACGTTCTCACCGCCATTGTTGCGGCCCTGAGCAAAGGCGATGTCCGACACACATGGGTCTTGCGTGCCGTGAACGACCATAGGTTGAGCCACACCATGCTGATCAGTCTTTGTAAGACATGGTGCAATGTCATGCATTGGCTCTGTTGCGTTGCCACCGTTCTCAGGTTTGCGTCCAATCCAGTTGCCAGGTATGCCGTAGGCTGGAATCAAGTCTTCTGTTTCAAAATCGTAACGCTGGCCAGCGCCTCGTGTAAGGCACTTGGCAGGGTCTTCCCTCTTTTCTCTGCTCGGCGCAGGATGCCCTGACAAGCTGTGGCGCTCAAAAAGTACCGCTGCGGCAGGTCGCCAGTCTCCAAGGTATCCGACAACGAACACACGGCGGCGGCGCTGTGCCACTCCAAAGTATTGAGCGTCAAGAACCCTGTAGGCGAACCCATACCCGAGTTCCCCCAACCCTCCGAGGAATGTGCCAAAGTCTTGTCCTCCGTTAGATGACAGAACGCCAGGCACGTTCTCCCAGACCAACCATCTGGGCCGATATTTGTCAGCAATGGCAAGATAGGTAAGCATGAGGTTGCCACGCGGGTCATCCAATCCTTTTCTAAGTCCTGCGACTGAGAAAGACTGACAGGGTGTTCCTCCGACGAGAAGATCGACATTTGATTCAAGATTCCACTCCTTAAATTTCGTCATGTCGCCAAGGTTTGGCGTTTGTGGATAGTGGTGCGCCAGCACCTGAGATGGAAACTTTTCGATCTCCGAATACGCTACTGCTTCCCATCCAAGGGGATGCCATGCTACTGTTGCCGCCTCAATACCACTGCAAAGTGAGAGATATTTCATGTTGTATTTTTTTAGAGGAAAAAAAACCGCTGGGGTTAGCCAGCGGTGCTTAAAGCCGATCAGTTAAAACATTTCGTCATCAGCCACTGCTGCGGCCATCACGGTCTTTGCTGGCGCTGGTGGCGCAACTGCTGCGGCAGCCGGTGCAGCAAACGGCGCAGAGTGATCCGCACCTTCCGAGTCCATGCCAGCGGGACGATCAATCCAACTGATGATGTTGAACGCTGGAATGCGTGTCGTGCCTTTGCCGATCTTCTCCAGCTTGCTGCCGGTGTACTCCAGCACAGGCAACTTGCCAGCATTGGCGGCTTGCTGTGCCGCGCACGCGGTGTAGAGTTGCTCAAGTCCCATGTTCGGACCTACGCCATTGGATGACCACTCCACCAAGCCGATTTCCTTGTTGTAAAACTTGATGATGAATCCGCGCTTGTGATCGGGTGATGGTTGAGCACCTTTACGGCCAAGGCTTGCATCGGCTTGCCAATCGCGCAGGCCGACACCGAGTGCGAGCCAACCAGTTTGCACATCATTGATGTCGAACACCACCTTTTTGAGTTGGATTTCCTCGCCGAGGTTGTTTGTCCAAGCGTTGGCTTGAGGGGAAAAGCGGATGTAGTTTCCAGAGCCGCCAGCAGAAGAGAGGTTAAGCATTTTGCGTTTCGCTTTCAAAGTTTCGGGGTTGCATTATTGACTCAAACTGCGATCTCTCGCAAGCGTGAGTCCACTTGATACCTTGACCGTTAATTCGTCCAAGATAACTCTTTGTTCCTTTGGCAATAGCTTTTCAGCTGCCGCAGGAGTAATTAGGGTTGTTTCAAAGATGTCGCTGTCAGACAAACCTACTGCTGTAAGTTTTTCTCTGGCGTCATTGCCATCAATCCATTTGCGGGTAGCGCGCTTAGGAGCCAACTGCCAGCCTGGCAGCACCATGCCGCCTTCCATTGCTTGCAGCGCGTGTTCCTGCACTGCTGCAATGAACTTCTCCACCTGTGGTGCTTTGTCCAGAATTGCGCTGATCTGCTCCGGCGTCAGCGTCAGCATGACTTCCTTAATCTCATCCTTTTTCATCGCGGTGATGTCGGTGTTGGCCGCGACAACATCAAATTGCTGTTTCTGTTTTGGACAGATTGTTTTTGCATCGCACCATTGGCAGGCTGACTCTGACGGTCTGAGTGATGGCGCATCACTGATGGCATCTTCCATGGCCGGTCGCAGTACGTTGTCTTCCCAATCTTTCAACTCTTGCGCCGTCATGATATGGATACGCTTTTCACCATGATGCGGTTGAATGATCTGGAATTCGATCTCTTCAATATCCTTCAGATTAAGTGTTGCCAAAGCACCAAGCGCGTATATTTTCAACTGCTCAGTGTCAGCGTCCACCCAGCCCTTGCCGGTCTTCAAGTCGGCTACCGTCATCTTTGTGTAGTTGTGGCCGACAACGTCAGCAGTGCCTTGCAGCAGCACTTGTTTGTCCTCAAACAGCTTAACCGGCACTTCCACCTTGACCATGCCGAGTTCGTCTTGAATCGCCCATATGGCTTTCATGTGTTCAAGCGCATACAGACAGTTGTCCTCGGTCATTGTGATGCCTTCCACCGTCTGGCCGACAAACTGGAGTGGGTCTGATCCGAGCTGGAAACAGGTTTCTGCCAGCGCGTGGATGGCGGTGCAAA